CGGAACGACTTATCCAACTTCGGTCATAAGCAATACAGTAAGCGTCGCCGCCGCCGATACTTTAGAACTTTATGTTTGGCAAAATAGCGGCGGAGCTTTAGCCTTTAACGCGGAATCAGTACACGGCTGGTTCGGCGCCGATTTCTTAGGAGCATAAATGGATGATTTATATTCACAAATTATTGCGGTTTATCCGGAGCTGGCAGACGGAGATTATTTCGGCAGAGGAATAATCACCTTACAAGATGATTCCGACGGCAAAGGGCAATTTATAGCCGCATGGAATTACGAGAAGCCAATTCCTAAAGGATTAAAATTAGGTAAGTAATGTTTCCTAATGGGACAGCCGCGAGGCTAATCGAAGTCGCGCTTGCGGAAGTCGGAACAATTGAGGATGGCGATAATCTGGTCAAATACAATGATCGCAATGGCCAGCCGTGGTGCGGTTACTTCGTTGATTACTGCCTAAAGGCGGCAGCAGTCAAAGGAACGCCATCGATGGTCGCAACAAGTATCGGCGCCCATAAGATGAAAGATCTAGGGCGCTGGATCAAAGATAAGCCTAAAATTGGCGATCTCATATTCTTTGACTTTATCCCGGACGCAGTAGATCGGATTCAACATGTCGGAATCGTGGCGGGCATGACTAGCTCGGCGATTATCACAATCGAGGGCAACACCGCGCCAGCGACAGGCTCACAAAGTAATGGCGGGATGGTAATGATTAAGCGTCGCTCCCGTGTATTGCCAACATCTATCGTAGGATTTGCTCGACCAAAGTTTATTACTTTCGATGGGGCGCCGCCGAATGTGGTCTATGAGGACAAACCAATCGGAAAGAAGGCTAAGAAATGAAAAATGCTAAAGCAATGGCGGCTTCATGGGCTCGCTCATTTATGGCAGCATCAATCGCCTGTTATCTTGCAGGCGTCACAGATCCAATGGCTTTATTAAATGCCGGAATTGCCGCGCTATTGCCAGTCATTCTACGCTGGCTAAACCCATCGGATGCCGCATTCGGGCGCGTTAAGAAGTGAGCAGTGGCGAATGGACGGCCGTGATAGGTCTGGGAGTCACACTTATAGCGGCTGTCTATTCGTCGATGAGATTTATGGTCAAGGCAATAATGCGAGAGCTATCGCCTAATGGCGGCGCATCGCTAAAGGATCAAGTTAATCGGATCGAGAATCGGGTGGATCTGATACTCGAAAGCCTAATTAAGAAATAGACACGCCGAAGCACACGCGGGGTTCTTGACCAATGTCGTAGGTCAGTGCGACCCTATTCCTGAGAGCACAGACAAGGTTCTCACGGGAGCAAAATGAGCACAGTTTTAACAATTCAAATCTTGGTCTATATGGCCATCATCGCATTCGGTTGCGGGGTTTATGGTTATCGCAGTGGATACCGGGATGGATACGGCAACGGCAAGCGAGCAGGACACTTCCAGAGCTACAAAAAGGATGTGGAATAATGAGCTTCGATTTATCAAATTATGAGGATGTAAATTCTCGGATTAAACGCTTTAGATTAGAATTCCCAAACGGGCGCCTAATTGCCTACATCGAGGACATCGACATCGTTAAAGGCTATATCTTGATGAAGGCCGAGGCCTATCGGACATCCGAGGATCTAACACCGGCAGCGGTCGATTACGCATTTGAGATCCGAACAGATCGCGGCGTCAATCAACTCAACTGGGTTGAGAACTGCACGACTTCGGTCTATGGTCGCGTTATCGGATTGTTAACACCGGGCGAGACTAATCGAGCTACGCGGCAAGATATGGAGCAAGTCGCGGCAAGTGAGAATGTAATTAAGCCAGCCAAATGGTTTCCAAACGAAGGCGATGTCTGGGGCAATGAAAGCTCACCAACTTGCGAGCATGGAATTCGAATGCTTCGAGAAGGTATTTCCGACAAAACAGGCAAGGCATTTCACGGATGGGTCTGCACAATTAAGGATCGCGAGCTGCAATGCAAGCCTATTTGGTATGAGCAGGATCTAAACACTGGCAAATGGGAAGCTCCAGAGTGAGTGAGGCTGAGGTCTTTAGGCCAGATGGAACTTATATGAAATTCCTTGATTCCGGAGTCATTACCGGCAAATGGGCTTTATGCGATAAATGCCTAAAGCCTAAGCCTATGCTGGAGCTGCGAGATATTGCAGATTTGATGTGGTTATGTAAGGAATGCCGATGATCCTAATATCTGAGGAAATAGAAATCGACTGCCATAAAGCGGCCACGATGAAATTTGTCAGAGCTCACGGAACTCTCGGTCGAACTCCCAGATACAACACCGCGCTAAACATCCACGAACGGATCAGCGAATACGCCGAATCTCTGGCCAGTGAATATGTAGTGGCCAATGAACTAGGCATCGATTACGACTTAAATTATGACGGGTTTAAGCAATTTGCCGATGTGGGAACTAACATCGAGGTGCGCTGGACTCGCTGGAATCTAGGCCATCTCATCGTATATCCGACAGATCGTGATGATGATATTGCCATCCTTGTATGCGGTAAGTCTCCACATTATCGAATTGCTGGCTGGATACCGGTAAAGGTTGCCAGATCTAATCGCTACAAACATTCATCACAAGATTCATGGTGGGTTGATCAAGATAATTTGCATCCATTAGCCGAACTTTACAAGAGCTCTCATGGCCTTGCTCAAGCATAGGTGTCGGATATGTAAAGCGGTCATGGAGCACATGATCGTCAAGGTAACGGATAACCTTCCGCCGAATGTCGAAGTGCTCGAATGCATGGGATGTGGCGTGTTAGGTGTGGAGCTGTTGCAGGTAGCCAATGATTGAAAGTCGCTTAGATCTCGACTTTGGCCACAACGAGATAGATCCTGGGACTTCGGACGATTACTACACGCCGCCTTACATATTTGAGGCCTTAGGGCTGGATTATGAAATGGATGTCTGTTCGCCGCCGGGCGGATGTCCGTGGATACCAGCTAAACGCTTCCTGAGCATTATTGACGATGGTCTGGAGACAGAGTGGCATGGGCGAGTCTGGATGAATCCGCCATATTCCAAGCCCACGCCGTGGATCCATAAATGGATAAAACACAACAATGGCATGGGGTTAGTTCCTATGTCTAAGGCCGCTTGGTTCAATATCCTTTGGAACAACCCAGATGTAGCAATCATGAGCATGGATAACCAGATGAAGTTTATGACGCCAGATGGAGATAGTAAAGGGATATTCATGCCGACGGTTCTCATCGCGATTGGATCCGATAATGGAGAGGCAATGGCTAAGTCTGGATTGGGGCTACTTCGATGAATACTTATCCACAGCAGTTATCCACAGAGCGCCGTAGCTTGTGGGACTCGCTCAAGAACACGCTCAAGTATTGCCTAGACTTGACTGCACCATTACGATTCACTCTCGCTAGCGAGCCGCCTCAGCGGATAGCTCGCAGGCGATGTGTGATCGCTGTAGGGGCGTTCTATGTCATAGTCATGGCATCGGCTCCGTTAGCAGAAGCTGTTAATAAAAGACAACCTGAGATTCAGATTCTAAAGATTTATACTCATCAAAGACTTGGTGATCTCAAGCAATTAAACTGCGTTGATAAGCTATGGATGAAAGAGAGCAAGTGGAATTACAAGGCCGACAATAAACATTCAACAGCCTTTGGCATTCCGCAGATCCTAGACTTAAAAGAAAAGGATCCTTATCGTCAGATTGACGCTGGCCTTAAATACATCCGTTACCGCTATGGTTCAGCTTGTAAGGCATGGGCGTTCTGGAAGGCGGCGAGGCCACATCACTACTAGAGGCAAGATCTACGGCGGGTCATGGCGCAAGATACGGCGCTATGTCCTAGCTCGCGATGGCTATACATGCCAGTACTGCCTAGCGCCTGCAACATCGGTTGATCATATAGTTCCGGTGGTTAAAGGCGGGTCAAATGACTTCTCGAATCTATGTGCCGCATGCGTTTCGTGTAATTCGCAGAAGCAAGACAAGCCGGGCGGTCTTTTTTGGAAGCCCCGTTCCAC